ACATCAGCACGATTTCAATACCTATTTCATAAAAAAAAGATGAACTATTTCTTAAGATTTTTGACATCATAATAAATTCTACATTATTCAGAGCCCCCGTATTTACGGGTTTTTTGAGATTTCGGCCAAAATCTCGTGTCACTAACGTGTCGCTAACCATTTAAATTTATTTGTGTCAGTTTATGCCTGTTTGTAACAACTTTATCCTACATACTTCTTCCCACCATAATATGCAGATACTACAGTCCGAGCAAAGCTCTCCATGTATTCTTGCCAACAATACCGTCAGCTGTAAGCCCATGCGCTCTCTGGAATGCGATTACTGCCGCGCGTGTTCCAGCGCCAAAAATTCCATCTACTTTGCCACAATTGAATCCAAGACTGTTCAATCTCTCCTGAATCAATCTCGTGATATTTCCCCTTGCTCCTTTTCTACAGGTCGGGCAACCTGCGAGAGTGTTCTTTCCCGGAATGCCATCAACTTTCTGATTAGAAAACCCTTGAGTATTACACTCTGTCTGCAATCTGCGTACCCAGTCATTTCCAGTGTATGTTGTTGGCGTTTGGGCTGGCGTGAAATTAACTGGTGTATTTGATGCAGCTACTCCAGCAATCTCCGCGAACGGGAAATTCGTGCCCGGACAATTGGTAGAGCATACATCTCTGTGAGCCTGGACCTTACTGAATCCATACTTGCCTTTCAGGTAGCCTAACAACTCTCGGCCTGCGTTGATCTGTGCCTGTGGCATGGTCTCCGTCATGTAAGACCCCTCAAAGCAGATTCCGATACTGTCTGAATTGCTACCCTTTGCATGGGAACCGACTGCGTTTTCTGGTCGAAGTCTGTAGATAGAGCCATCTTTTCTTACCAGAAAATGATAACCAGCACCGGACCAGCCGTTCTGCAGATGCCAACGGTGGATATCCTCTGCAGTACACTTAGAAGCTTCCGCGTGATGCAGGATTGCTCTCTTGGTTGATTTACGTGTGGATAATGCTCCAAATTCAAGGTTTGTTTCGATAATGTTCATACTCTTCTCCTTCCTGTGCGATGCCGCACACTATATAATATGCAAGAGGACGATTACTCGCCCTCTACTTACACTGCTGTTTATACAACTGATTTACTCCGGTCGCTGCCAACCCACTCGCCATTCCGACCGCAATTGCATTAATCACATCTCCGGCCGGAAAATCCGGCATTGTGTATAGTCCGGCAATGCCCAGAGCTCCGCCACATACAGCCATGATGACCGGAATCCATTTGTCCGGAATTTTCTCATAAGCCTTACAGCCAAGTCCAATCACATAGCAGATTGCTACGATTCCAACTACTGTTCCTAATGTTGTAATATCCATATCATCTAATCCTCCTGATCATGCGCTTGCTTATTTATATGCTTCTCAATCTTGTCTATTGCCTCAGTTACTGGACCATTGCACCCCTGCTCCTTAAGTCCTTTCAAGCAAGCGAGAATTCCATAAGTCAGCAAGCATTGTTCTGACTTTATTCTTTCAATTTCTACGTCCTGCTGATTCTGCTTTAAGTACCACTTGTACACCGCAAAAATAGCAGAAAAAATAACCACTACGGCTGTCAAAAGACTTCCAGCCATAATGATTGTGTTTACGTCTACATACACTCTATGTACCTCGATTCTTGAATTTTGCGTATAAAAATAAGACCTTACGGTCTTGCACGTATTTCCATATGATCACCTCTACTCTTTCGGATATTCATCTTTGCACTGTTTTTAACTTGGATTATACCCCCGAAATTTTATGACTAATTAAAGCCCTCTTTAGTTATTACTTTTTCTATCAACTTCTTTTGTGCCAACGCAACTATGTATTTTATTGCGTTCGTTTAATAAATATAATATCACGTAAACAATATACATAATTAAGTCATTTATTTTAGCTCAGTAACAGCTCCCGAACCTTTGTTATATAAATATTTCTTTCTAATTTCATCATACAAGCAAAGTGTTCCATCTGCCTTCTTTACAGGAATCATATCTGCTACAAGCTCACTTCCTGAATAGATTTTCGCGTATATGATTGCGCCTACCATGCCAGCTCCGGCGGATGCGCCATTTTTGCTCATCGTTCCAATATAGTACGGACTTGTGAGTGTAAAACTATCAATTGGGTCAAGTTCCACCGTATTATTGTTGAACGAAGCAGTTGCACCCGTTTGCTTGATAGTCCATGTATCTTCCCAAAACGTACAAGGTTTCGCCGAACTGCTTACCGTGCCTCTGATCGCATAGAAATTATCAGTCTTAGTAAATCCATATTTATAATTATCATCCCTAGCTCCACATATATATGTGCTGTTAGATTTAACATATAACCTAATATCAGTATTAGTGTTTTGGTCAGGTAGTACTTCCGTGTCGAAATAACAGTTACCGTCAATATTAAGACCTCCAATATTCGTATGCGGTTCGGACGGCTGTACTTGTTTTGCTATAACCTCTACCGTACACTGTGCTTTATGATTACCATCATTTGTTGTAACCGTGACGATTGATGTTCCGACGGTTTTAGCTGTTACCGTTCCGTTCTGTACTATTACGTTAGAGTTATTAACGCTCCATTTCACAGACTGATTTGTTGCTGTTGGTGGTTTTACTGTCGCGATAAGCGTCACGCTTGAATCAACTTCAAGTGTCATTTGTGATTTATTTAATTCGACGCCCGTTACCGGTACAATTTCAGGGACTTTTTTCTGAATTGTAACATCACAGGTAGCGGTATATCCTCCATCATCTGTCTGTACTGTAACTACTGCACGTCCAGTTGATTTTGCTGTCACTGTACCGTTTGATACTGTTATATTATCGTTACTTGCTAACCATATCACAGCCTGATTTGTTGCATTAGGTGGTTGCACCGTCGAAGTAAGCTTCTGGCTGTCTCCTACCTGCATACTCAGTGTTGATTTGTTCAATTTAACACCTGTCACTGGTACAATTGTAGGAGTGACCGACTCTGTATAACCGATACCAAGGTCACGTAAACGTCGATCTATAACTGGAGCATAAAACGTTCTGTACCATGCTTCCGTTGGATGTACTCCATCACCAACACCTGTACTTGCGTTTCGTGTATATTTGCTCTTATTCTTAGCTGTCATAGCAATTTGAGAGAATTTCCTCATATCCAAATAAGGCATATTCCACTTTTTGCAAATTTCAATCATTTTTTCATGGACAGAATCAACATAATTGTTCTTTGAAAACGAATGAGGTATGATATATAATTTCACAGCAAGCGGAAACGTATCCATTACGTATTGAAGAGCACTTTCCATAGCTCCGCAAATAGTAGCCGTATCGTAATTAGAGTCATATGAATCCGATATATTTCCCATTGCAATATTATTATTTAAGTCATTCACCCCACCGTCAAATATAATTGCATCGGGCTGTCCAGTATATGAACGAATTTGATATATAATCGGAGTGTGCGCAGGACTATTTGAAATAGCGATATTCGCACCAGACTCAGCGTTATTAATCCATATGCCATCTGGATATTTTTCTTTCAGCGGTTGAACGATGCCTGTCCCCTCTCTCCACCCCCATCCAGCTATGATACTGTCACCAAATGCAACAATCGTCTTTCCTTTGTATGGACTTTCTGGAATGTTGATTGGATTTTTTGCCATATATTCCTCGACTGCACTGGATACCTTTTCCTGTGGGATTTCTGTAACATTATCCAATCTTGTCAAAATCTGTTCGATGATGTCCGGATTTCTGTCCACTACCTCGTCCGTGGCTTCCAGTCCTTCCAGGACGGTACCCTCTGCGAGAGTTGTGTTCCATTCCAAATTTGCATCTTTTTTGGCGCATAAAATAAATTTTACCTGACCCTTGTAAGCAACTACATCTGGCCCGATCAGCCAGGAAAATGTAATATAGTCGCCGTCCGTCTGCACATCCTCTATCAGATATGGATATTTCTGCCCGTTGGCATTTTGATAATTGATATATAGATGCATTGCGGATAGATCAATGTTGTCGCCCACAATTTTCGGACAACGGAAATGCTTGCGCTCTGTGTTGCCGTCGTTGTAGACTCCAAATATTTTTTCCGATTCCGGGACTGTAATTACACGGGACTCCGGATTAATCAGGAATATATCATTCACCAGCTCGACTGCTGATGCCTCTAACGCCTCTTCTATCGTCAATTTTGATGCACCTCCTCGATATTTGTTACAATTCTATATCCGTCTCGTTCGCCGATTAGATATAATTTCCAGTGCTTTTGCCCGGAGATTTCTTCCGGAATCTCACAGAATCCATTAATGATTGGTACTGGATATGCCTCACCGTATTTTAAAAAGACTGCAGCTTTTCTGCATCTGTCCCAGTCGCTGCTAAAATTAAATGCAGCTTTTAAATATCCTTTTGTGCCAGCTACGAGATTCGAAAAATCTCCATCTTTACTTAATTTTTGTCCGTTAATCCGAAACTGCAGTATTCTCATTTTGTTCTCCTCCTGCGATCAGATCCGCCATCATTAACACGATGTCGTCTGTTGTTGCCTCGAGTGCATCGATTCGCTCTGGCTGCGACTTTCCGACTTTATGTAATACAACTCCCGTGATTCCTGCCGTATACTTCATGATTCCTTCAAGTTCTATATAATTTTCATAGATTTTAATCGTAGATTCTCTTTCTTTTACAATCATCTTCTTGGTCTTTGTCTTATCAGAAAACATGGTTTTCAAATTCTCTTCTGACGCCGAGATAGTCTTGATCAGAAGTCCTCCGTCTGGCCAGATTTCAGCTGACTGAATCGTTAATTCAGTCGCATCGTTAAATATGATTTTCATTTCATTTCTCCTTTCTGTGCGACGTCGCACCCGGCAAAAATGGAAGTGGTGCATATCTATTAAGACAATGTTATAACATCAGCCGGTGAATAATAGAGTAGTCCTGTAATCCGAAAGCGTCCGTTGACCTCCATGTTGAACACAGCGTATAAATCCTTACCTTTCCAAGTAGCGCCCTCAGCATGGAATATGTGAGCATCTCCATCTCCATTCATTATGATGGCTCCTGAATTTTGCGGAGTAGCGTCTGTTATCCCAAACAACGAATTGATCTTTGCAAGGGAGGCTATCAACGCACTGTTGTCACCAGTTCCACTCGGAGTCATCGTGAAAGGGATGAACCGGACATCGTTCGCATAATTGCTATTTAATTCAGCAAGGTTCGACGCAACAGACAATAATTTTTTGACCTCCCTCACATTGATTCCATCATAATGCACCTCGAATACCGGACAGTCATCAATCAAATCTCCGTCTTGCAAATTTCCAACCGTTGCAGATGGGGCAACAGCTGTTGTAGATGATTCAGCGCCTTTAATAACCACCCAGTTACATGCTTCAATTCCAGTGCTGCTGTTTTTCGTGTACCTGTTCACAACCAGATCAATCCGCTTTTTTCCCTGACGTCCATTGTCCAGAGTCACTGTATCATATGTACCAAGTTGTACGGCAGATATACATCCGTGATGGCAGATCATACCACTCTTTATTTTAAGCTGATTGTTAGACACTAACTCCGGTTCAATGTTGTTTCCACTTGATAAGATATAACTTCCCTGACCGATTGATCCCTCCAGCATCTGGCGAAACTGTGTACTCGTCACATGCGGCGATCCCGTTCTACCACTTACAATCTCCATTATTCATCTTCTCCTTCCAGTTTATATGTTTTTGACACAACTCCACCTGTGATGTCATAAATGATATTCTCAATAGGCTTTGACATGTACATCCCTGTCAAATAATCACGTGCTCCGACAATATCTCCGATTTCCACATCGATTCCAAGTTTTTCTACATTCATGGAAAATGTATCTTTGCTCATAAGCTCTCTGAATTTTTCTTCTGCACTATTTCGCAAATCGCTTGTTTCTGTCGACGTATTCTCATAGACTTCTTCGATTTCATCGATTCCTGTGTAATATTGCTCCGTCTTTATACTTCCATCCGGCCATGCATAAAGATCCAGCACATTACGCTCCAAAAGTTCTCCTTTTCCGGTTACAATCAGATGATTCACGCCGTTACGCTTTTTGTCCATCGTAAACTGTAACCTACTGTCTTTACTCAATTCAATCTGACTAGAGTAGTCCACAACCGGTACAGCCTCTACATATACATATCCTGGAAGAGTTTGAACATCCTTCCGGTATTCGATGTGCAGCCGATACTTAACCGTATTTAGCATCTTCATGCAACCACCTAGTAGTGTGCAAAACCGGTCAAATTGATAATTCGTAACCGTAACACCTGTTTCTTTTTCAGGAACTACAAAAAGCCCCGAAAAACGAGGCTCTATCATGCTTCTTAACACTGTATTCAGTTCCCCGGAAACAACTTGATATGCCGTATCAGAAGGTGGCTTGATTACCTTCATCTGCATGAGTCCTCTCCAAGTGTAACCCTTCAATTCCACATAATCCAGCGTGGTATCTGTGAGGATCTCTCCGATAATACCACCAAATTCTGTGCCCGGAATATAGATATAGTTTGAAAAGCACATTTCTTCCGTCCAGTAGCGCCTTGCTATCTGGATAGAAAATGTTTTTTCTTTGTCCTTACCGTTCGGCTTTACGGTCAGATTTGCTTTCTTGATTGGACCAATCTCTCTTCTGTTTCGGTCTGCAAGTATTACCATTTTGCTTCCCTCCTCTTCAGGAATAGGGTCAGATCGAATCCAAATAAACCGCTCCAATTCAGAAGCAGCATGCCGGAAGGAATCGGCTCGAATACCGACTGCACATATCCACGATCATTGAAAATATTTTCTGCAAATCCATTCGACTTATATTTTGTGATGGTACACTCCTGACTGTCAATCAGAATGTATTCTCCGGATTCCAGTGTTGTTTTCACCTCGTACGTCCAATCGTTAATAATAATCTTCGGATTCACGCAAGGTCCATAGATTAGCATCTGGAAATCGCTTGCAACACCGTGATCGACCTCTAAAGACGCTACGCCCCTTTTACTTTCCGTGAAATCAAAATCGTGGTCATACTCAAAATCCATTCCGGAAACAGTAACCGCTTCGTCCTGTGCATAGAATGATTGCGAAAGCACTTCTATCCATGAGAGCTCCGGAGCATAAAATGTAAGCTCTACTTCTGAATACACATATCCCTTCCATCCAGATTTCTTTGATGTCTGTACCCTACATCGTAAAAAAGATCCATTTACATACAATCTCCCATATGTTCCGGTTTCCGAATCTAATGACAATATTCTGTATAATGTCTCCATGTTCTGCTGGAACTCCAATTTATCGCCAAACACATCGATACTGACGGTTTTTTCGTATCCGTCAGTGCTGTCTTTCCAGTCAGCGTCAAACCAATCTGCCTCCACTGTCCTATATGGACGTTTTAGCAGATTAAGTTTTTCTCCTCTTGAATTTTCATAATATACTACCATGCTGGTACCGCTCCTTCCGGTAATGGTTTATCTATCCGATCAGTTCCAAGATATATTGGTCTCTTGGCCATCCGGTCTGCTGCCTTCATTTGAATCTGTTCCAACCGATCATAATCGGTCGGATCGGATGGTCCGAAGAAGCTTGGATCATTCTTAAATTTTCCAACCGTATCCCCTGATCTGACAGATGTGGTAAACGCTACATCCTGCTTTAGCTTCTTCACGGCATTTCCAACACTTGCCTGCATGGACTTAAGTGGCAGATTCTTTTCGAATCCGATTCCAAGACCAAGCGCAAGCATCTTACCAACCTGATCGCGGAACACTCTCGACGGAGAATGGATTCCAAAGAATTTCTTAATTCCACTGAGAACAGAATCACCGAAACCTTGTATCTTGCTGATGATCCATCCTGTCATATCGGAAATACCATTCCATAATCCCTGAACGATATTGCGTCCGATGCTTAGCATCTTTCCAGGAAGCCTTAATATCGCAGATTCGATTCCACTCACAATCCGGAGTGCCGCTGATCTAACATACGATACCAAACCACTTATTGTATTACCAAGGCTGTACATCGCACTTCGTCCAAGATTTGCAAGGGTCGACGGAAGATTCAATACAGCACTTTTCAGGTTGTTCAGGATATTCTGACCGGCTGATTTGATAAAGCCTCCCATTGCCTTAATCCCATTCCCGAGACCGGTTATGATTGTTTTACCAAGATTCAACCACTGGAAAGCCATAAGAACATCAACAATCGCAGTAATAATCTGAGGGATGTTTGCAATCAACGTCGGAATCGCTTGAAGAATTCCCATTCCAAGCTGACCAAGTAACTGCACGCCTTTCATCAGGATAACAGGGAAGTTATCGTTGATGATATTGGCAAATGTTGAAATAATGGTTGGAACTTTCGCGATCAGAATTGGAAGAGCCGTTGTAATTCCTTCCACCAACTTCTGCAACAGCTCGAACCCTTTCTGTATCAGAACTGGTGCTGCAGCTGCCAATTTATCTCCTATTCCCTGTACAAAGTCTAGGATCTTCGGTAACGCTTCCGGTATCGCCTGTACAATTCCATCTACGAGATTGCTTATAATCTCATACCCGGATGTTAAAAGCCTCGGAGCCTCGGATGTTATTAAATCATAAAGCTCCGTAATCAACGTGGTTCCGAGTTTTGCGATAACCGGTATTGCCTGTAATGCACCACTTGCGAGCGATTCAATCAATGACACTCCAGATTCCAGCATTGTCGGAATGCATGAGTTTAAGTTCTCTCCAAAGGCGGTTATCACTGATGTTGCAATTCCAACAATCCCAGGAAGAGCCTGTGCAATCCCAGCAGTCAGGCTTGATAATATTTTTCCACCAACATCTGCAAGAGAATCTAATTTTCCGCCAGCGATTGCATCAGACAGCCGTTCCATCAAAATACTTCCTACCTTCGGGAGTTCTGATGCCAATCTAGGAATGATATTCATGAGATTCTTATAAATATTTTCCGCTGCTGTGGTTACGGAATCCGCAAACTCTTCTGCAGAGCCCGATCCATTTAGAAGATTGTCGAACGAAGCTTTTGCAGCGTTCATAGATCCTTCTATTGTCGTGGCTGCTTCTTTTGCTGTTGTTCCCGTAATACCAAGATTCTCCTGAATAACGTGAATTGCTTCATATACATCATTCAGATTGCTGATATCGTACTTAACCCCAGTAATCTTTTCAGCATCTGACAGAAGGCGCTCCATCTCCGTCTTGGTGCCACCATAGCCAAGCTTTAAGTTGTCCAGCATCGTATAGTTCTGCTTGGCGAATCCTTGGTATGCATTTTTGATGTCTTCCATGTTGGAACCCATCTTATTTGCATTGTCAGACATGTCTATCATAGCCATATCCGCAACGCGCGCAGCTTCTTTCGTATCTCCTGCTACGCTCTGCAGAAGAGATGCTGAAAAGCTCGTTACATTCTGCATGTAATCATTTGCAGACATTCCGGCTGTCTCGAATGCTCGGTTCGCATTATCAATAACTGTCTGGGCGCTATCCTTGAACAGTGTCTCTATACCGCCCACATTCTGCTCTAGACTCGCAACTGACGCGAGTGACGCCTTTGTAAGACCTGCGAACGCCACTGATGCAGCTCCAACTGCAACACCTACGGCTTTCATTCCAGTCTTTGCAATGCTGCTTAGCTTTTTTACACCCGCATTAAAACCGCTCTCACCAATTTCTGTATCAAATTTCAAACTACCATCGTAAGCCATGCTATCAGTCCTTTCTGATTGGCACGGCTCACAGGCTCACAAGCGCTCTATATCTTTATTTCTATTTCTTTTCCACATTCCTTGCAAAGTAGATACACGCCATTGCTTTTTGCTGCGTTATCATAAATTGCAAGCTTTTTTCCACAATTTGGGCAGTGATACCACTCTCTTTTCGTCGGGAAATTTACAACATATTTCTCTTTCATCATGAAAATGCGTCTCCAATTTCAAAATCACTCATATACTTCCTTTTCTTCTTAAGCTGGATTCTATCTTGGATACGCTTCACTCGCTTCCGCTCATCCTTATCCTTTATATCGCTGAGATTCATCGTGCGATACATCATCCTTTGCTTGATTTCTGTAGATTCCGGAAGCCAATCAAACAGTGTCTGGAACTTCCACCAATGCATATATCCAATTGTTTGCAGATCAATCCCGTAGCATTCCCGGAACGCACTATAGATACAACCGGCATCCTCACTATAAGAAAATGCCGGTGTTATATTTTTAGATTCGCAATCGCCTGCACCTGACTGGCGCAATCCTGATCCAATCAGAAAATCGCCAAGCGCATTGATTGCAGACTCCAACTCTTCCGGAACGTCTCCCGTATACCACATAAGCAGAAGTCTGACCTTTACCACATCAGGAACGCTGTCATCGTCTACCAGCTCTGCCAGACGAATCCATTCACGGAAATCAGTGATTACCGGATATCTCTTACCGGATATCTCCACATAATCAGGAAGCGTATCGTATAACACGTTGATCATTACTGCCTCCAGTTCTGATTCTTACCATTCTTTGTATTCTGTTTGTTATAATACCTTCTCTGCTGCCGATTTCCTGTTTTGGGGATATAATTTCCGTATTGACTATCCATCCCTTTGACATCGCTTTTGATAAATTCCTCAAGAGCATCCGCCGCATCCATAAAAGGTTTTAAACTCATTTTCCCTTCACTGATTACGTCTGAAGCTCCGTGTCCAAACAGAATATCAAAAAAATTGCTGAAACATCTAACCTGGGCGCGAATGATATCGCTTTTCTTTCCGGTGTTCGGCACACTACGAAAATCTGCATTCAGCTGATTTTGTGCTTCTTCCAGCGCATCATAAAAATCTGCATCCATCAAATCAACTTCTGTTTCGAAGTTTCTAAATTTCCAAAGGCTCATAGGCTCACATCCTCTCTACTACCTTGTTTTGATCGTAGCTGTTTTTCCATCTGCACTCACGGTTGCTTTTACAACTTCCATGTCAGACTTTGATTTAAACGATCCACTGTATACGAGGGCGTCTGTACCATCTCCATCTGTATCTGGAATAACAGCATAGGTTCTTTTTCTTGCTACATATCCTGCAGTCTCATCTCCGTCGAAAAGGTCAACAATAAGGATATCAACAAGTGCGTCACTTCCGGTCAATTCTCCATCGTGAATCTTTGCAATTTTTTCATGTACCGGAGTGTTTGTGTATCTGTCAAACGAGTAATCCGTAGCTGGAGCATATCCAACCACGTCTGTATCCTCTGTTACCTTATCCACATACTGTCTGCTGTACTCGGTGGGATTTTTCCCATTTGACATGGATGTGAAGTTCGTCATACGCTCATACTTTGGCGTAGATCCTGTTGTATCCGTGTTCATAAAAGCAAGTCTCTGATGACGACCAACAATCTTTGCAACTGTATCTGCCATTTTTATACCTCCTGTGTATAAATCAAGCGACACTCAATACGATACCTGGCATTTTCTCCATCCACATCGTACAAGTAACCGCTGTTCATAGTTTCAATTCTAACCGGGCTTTTCCCGGCTTCTAATGCCGGAAGCTCACCCGCGAAGCTTTTGGATTCTAACCATTCATCAAGCTGTTGGTAGAATCCACTGTTTTCAATGTTAATTCTCGCATCCTGATCATATTCTTCCTTGCTCGTAAACGCGAACTGGAACTGCTTCTTCGATCCTCCATCCACATATTTCTGGATGACCGGATCACACGGGAGAGGATCGATAGAATATTCCATCGCATCCCCCAGATAGTCCACGTTTACGCGCCAGTCCTGCATAAACGGGCATGTTGTGATAAATGTTCGGATGCTGTCAATGAGATTGGACATATTTAGCTGCTCCTTTCAGAATGGACTCCTTATGCCGGTTCTTCATACGTTCGAACCAGTAAGATTTTTCCTTGTGCTCGTAATATTGCCTGCGGGCATACGGAGCAATCTGGTTAATTTCTCCGCTTCCGATTACCGTTCCTAGCGTCGCAGACTTAATCAAGACACCGGTTCTTCTAGGAGTCTCAGGGTTCATCCGGCGAATACACTCGGAATCCACAAATTCCTGCGCATTGGCGAATCCCTTCTCTTTATCGGGCGCAAATCCTTCATTCCATTCAAGTCTCGCTGTGACCCTTCCGCCCTTGCTGGCCTGCGTGTATACCGTTCCTCTTGGAGTTTCAATCTTGAACTGTTTCTTTCCTTTTGCCACTACACGCCCACCACCTTAATATGCGGATTACCGCCGAATGTATTGTAATTTGCAGACGTAACACGTACCTTTTCAAGTCCGTCAAGGTCCTTCACCGTCTGCGGTGCGATGTCGCACATTCCCTTTACGATGTAATCATCCTTTTTCACAGATACCGAAATATCCGGAATCCGGATTGTGATCACATCTTGGTTTTTACGACCTTCTGCTGTAATGGAAGACTGCTCGCTCTTGAACCACCATGCATCTGGCACATATGCGCGAGTCCATTTGTCCGTTTTACTTTCCGAATCATATGCTCTGTTATAAACCGTTACATCCGTGTTCGTAATCATGCTTCATCAACTCCAAAATCCATAAGACCTGTGCTTCCGAGATACACATATGCTACACCGTAAAGCTGTCCGGAAACGCTGTCTTTCGTGTCATATGATACAGAGTATCCATCTGTGCTTTCAGACGTCTTACCGTCCCTTTTCCCATCTGCATACATAATCTCTGCCATTTCACATATCGCACATTTTGCTTTGTTCTCCCACTCAGATCCAGTCCAATCATCCGGCATTCTTCCAAAAGTGTAGTGCTCTAATCTGCTTACAGCTTTCATTTCAAGCCGCTGCCATGCAGATTCAGGGACGTTTCCGCCCCCGTAAGTTTCCATATAAAAACCATAATCTACATGCATAGGATCACCTCACTACGCAGCAGCTGCTGTGTGAACGTAGATACCTAATTTCTTATTGTCTTTCGCTTCTGCGATTCCGACAGTTCTGTAGCCGAACTTCCATGCATCTGCATCCTGGTTTGCTTCTGGTGTGATAATCTTAGATACAACATGCTTCTGGTTCTGGATAGCTGCGTTTTTGTCTACAATGAGGAAATCAACTGCCTTTCCACCAGTTGTTGCAAAACCGCCAGCTCCGGTAGCAGTAAGCGTTACTTTATCGAAGAAACGTCCAGCCGGTACCTTAATCACTCCAGCCCATCCTTCCATTACTTTCTTGGATGCTGTAGTGTCCAGATCTTCAATCAATCCCGCAAGTGTTGCAGAAATGAACAGGTAGCATGTCTCCGGTTTTGCTTCTGCGTTCTCGATTGCAGTTTTTCCTTTTCTAATGGCTGCGATACCTGCTTTACCATCTGCGATAGCTTCAGCCACAGCCTGACCTGTCGGAGCGAATCCAGCATACTTAGCCAGTCTCCATGCATCCAGCTCCGGAACTACCTGTGTGCGGAGAAATTCTCCTGAAAGGCGTCCAAAAGCCACACCCGCAGATTCAATGTTATCCATTGCATCCACGGTGAACATACGACCACGATCGTAATCACATTTTTTGGTTTCGTACTCCAGCGTTACATCTCCAGCAACGTAGCCTGACTGCTTATTGTAATTCGCAAGTCCGCTCATGGTCATCTTCGGAATCAGAATCTCATTTGCGTTTGCTCCCTCTTTTACAAGCTCGTTAGGCCCATCGAGAACCGCTGTTAAAGATGCCAGTTTGTATACCTCATCCAGCATCGCGGAATATGCTTTTCTTAATGCAATTGTATTTGCCATAATCACTTACCTCTTTTCTTATTTGCTCTGCTCCGGAAGTCCCATTGCCGCACGGATCGAAGCCATAGAGTCTTTTCCAAGCTCTTCGCCACCTCCGCCAGTCGGTCCTACCGGATTGTTAAATGGTTCGTTTGCTCCAAATAAATATGCATCGGATTTCTTTGCGTCTTCCAATGCTTTCTTAATGTCCTCAGTCTGGTCCTTTGATGCTTTCAGCGCATCGATGTCAAGCAGTGCCATAATTGCCTTTGCATTACGTCCACCCGCATCCTTGATGGATGTCGTAAGCGAATCAGTGAAGAGTCTGTCCGCTTCCTTTGCAGCATACTCATCATCCTTTGCTTTCAGATCGCCCTGCAGCTTCGTGATCTGTCCCTTCAGGTCATTCACATCTACGCCATCAAACTCTTTCAGCTGAGCATTGACTGTATCAAGCTGACCTTTGTAGTTGTCGCGTTCGCCCTCCGCCTTTGTGGTCTTCGCTTTCTCTGCAGCGACGTCCTTACCGTTTTCAGCCATGATCTTGTCAATGGCATCCTGTTCCAATCCGAGTCCTTTTAAAAATTCTGTTTTCATGTTCCTACTCCTTTCGTCTTAGGTTGTTTTAGGCGTGTAACCATCCGCCACGAATCGACTGTTTAAGGTCTGATCAACTGACCAATTATTTGCATAAAAATAAGACGCATCACCCAGCGCCTCAATGGGAGATATATGGATCACCGCCTCTCTACGGACAATCTCTTGCCATCGAACAGTATCTTGTCTCCGATTTCTGCAACATCTTCACCGATTCTCACCCCTTTCAGCGTTTCGTGTCCATCTATGATTCGGTACACGAATTTTATAGTTGTATAGTTAATGCGGACAGTCAGCCACTCAGGAGCCAACATGTCCGCATCTCTTGTTACTGTATATGATTTCATAATAATTACCTAAAAATAGATATAAAAATACCACTCACTCCGAAGAATGGGTGGTATCTAATAATTATGCCATTTACATTTCCTGCATATTTCTTTCCAGTTGCTTTTTCTCTTGTACTTGTTTGGAAGCGATTCCTCTGTAATCATTTCATCAACAACATCTCTGTTTTCAATGCATTCTATATCTTCTATGATATCATCTACTAATGGACATAAGATAGTATTACCTTCCATGATTTGTTAACACCTCCATAACTTTTTGTACTGTTTTTCCGAATTGCTCTGGTTTATATGCCGTTCTAATCTGGAGATTATTTCTATTCACATACACAACGCCATCGTGGCTGTAGTATCTTTCGAATCTACCTTTCCAAACCGTCTCTGAAAATTTGGCGTTCTCTATATATGATTTAGCTTCTTCCAATGTGACACTGTGATTCCGCTCTTTGTTAATATGATTGTCATCAAATGTAACTTTTGACAGATCTATCTTATACGGCTTCATGTTAATTTTTCCTTGGAGACCAGCTTCTCTTAATTCTGATTTTATTATACTATTTTCCTTTTCTTTTTCAAGTATGTACTTGGCATATTTCTTGCTTTCGGGTGCTACTCTTCCTCTCATGTCCAAATAAATCCGCTCCCGCTCCTGCTTAAGTCCCATCTTCTTCGAGAATCTTGCATACTCATCTAACTGACCTTGGTACTTACATCGAGCCAACATCACATCATCCGAATCAGCTCCACCCTCTTTCAAGAGCTGCACCTTCTGACGTTGCGCCCTCATGGCTGTCTCCATCTGTCTCTGGCGCTGCTTTGCTTCGTATACGGTATATTCTTTACCTCGAAACTCTTTCGGCGTATTCTCTTCACGATTCTTATCTTCCAACCACTTATCCGTCCAGTTACGTTCGGATATTCCAGGAAAGAACGGATAATATTCATGATAGCAGTTCGCGCCGAGAAGACCGGTCACAGTACCCAGTCCACATACTGAATACAATTGCTCCTTTGACCAGACACGTCCTTGCCATTCTGCATGAGATGGGCGTGCTCCAGAGTGCCATGCAACCTCAAAATAATCTGTTCCGAGCTTTTCAGCGTTCATGTCGGAGATCTTTCCAGTAAGCTGTGATATTCCCGTCATTACCGCCCTTCTGGCAGCCACGTCTACTCTGCTGGAATAACCGGATGCATAATCAATCGTCCGAAGTCCGCTATTGGTCAGCTGTGTCACTACTCGCCGGAGGACGCTGTTATAATCAAAGGCTCCGGAAACAATATCAAGGCATGCTGCATCGAGATATTTTCCGTATACCTGAGAGAGTGGAGTCATAACTCGGTTTCCATTTCCGTAATCCAGATAGAACCCAAGAGACTGCGTGATATTCTCCAGATCCGCGCTACTTTGTCTGATCAGTGCATCCGTGATCTGCTGCAGCTCCTCATTCTCTTCAAATGGTATGTACTCGGCGTTAATCTGTTCATAGATGTCTTTGTTCCGGACATACTCCCAATCGATTACCTTATCGTACAGCTCAAACATTTCCGGATACGACTTGCTCAGCGCATCCTTGATCATGTTCTCAATATCTTCCGAAGAATATCCAAGAATACGCAACCGGTTTATCTGCCAGTCCGCAGTAGATGTAATCTTTCCGGTCTTCTGTATCCTTCGGATAATGTCCTGCATAATGCGTTCTTCCAGCTCGGAATAATTATCCGATATCTTACGGGATAACTGCTCTTTGTACTCTTGTCTCACTTACACCACATCTCCGTTCAACAATCTTCTTGCTTCATCTTTCTCGATTCCAATTGCTGTTGCTATAAGGTTTACAGCTTGTCCTTCTGTGAGTTCTCCAGAACTGAACTGGGACATAATTGCAATCAAGCTCTGTGTCTGTGCTTCGTTTAACTGTTTACCTTGTACTTCTGCCCCACTGCCGTTCTTAGTAGTTGGCACCTTCACATCATCACCCAATACTGCATTCTGCTCCGGAAGATTAGCCTGCGCTGTCTCAATGTCCTCGTTGTACCACTTAGCACGGTACTCAGCCAGTGACATAACTCCCATGCTTACGTCCTGTCTGTCCTGAGACCGTTCCGCCTCTTCATCCGTCAGAATAGAGTCGTTGAATTTACAAGAGAACTCGTATCCGGAGGAATATGCATTGTTATAAAATGCAAGACCAACAGCAAATGCTTCCAGACACCTTTTAAGCATCTCCTGAATAGCCGATACTCTGTTGTACTTCCGAGACTTCGACGTCTTAATCTCGGCAGCAGTCTTTTCTACCTCGTTTACGTCCGACAGATCTCCATAAGCAAGACCAACTGTAAACTCAATCTCACGCTTATACTCTTCCAGACCTCTCTTATACGCTTCATCTCGCATCTCTGGTGAATACTCTTTTAGGAGTTCCTTGTCCTTACCGTCCTCGATGTTCAGACCGCGATACAGACGTTTGTTTAGTCTTGCCATCCCGAATCTTCCGGTTTTCGCATCCTTCTGTAGTGCTCTGTTGTCTACATGGATTGCACGTTCTCCAGATTCGTACTCCCAGTCCAGTCTGGCGCCCTGCCTATCCGCTTTCTGGATAAGCTCTGTCGCAGAATCAAATATAGAGACTCCACAACTCGAACCATCAACTGTATTTTTTAATGGATTCCGGTAATATCCAAAATCCATTTTAGTCATGCCGGGATAAACAACCGGTCCCGGATTGATTGACGCCCATTCTGTAACTTCATCAATTTTGCAGCTCTGCCCGATATCACTTTTATCCTGGGAGTGATAACACTTGTTTTCTATCGTTAGATTCCCATTTGTGAAATAATGCCGTTCAACCTTCGTGTAATAATCGGTTTCTCCGACTTTCTTCACGGTCAGAAATGCAACGTCAATCGGGTTACCATCATCGCCGAACTGCACCGGAATAAACTTATCTGCAGTAATAAATTCTGCATTCCCTCCAGGGAGAGGCCGTAGACAAAAAGAACCGAGCCCAAGTCCAAACTGCAGATTCTCATTCAGCAGCAGCAGGTTCTTCTGATACATCTCATCTAATGTATCATTTGATAGGCTTGTTTCCATCTCAACAAGGACTGTGTCAGCGAACTCCCTGCATATTCCATGCTCAATCCGAAGAGACTTAATGGAATCGGTCAGCCATTCAGCTTCCCCGTTCATCATCTTCTTCCATTCATTGATGGCATCAATCATCGTCTGTGAAAGAGCAACGTCCTTGCCAATTATATTTTTTATTTTCGTATATCCGAACATTTCTGTTATCCTCCTCCACATTCTCTTAATTCCATCAAACATCTTCCGCCTCCTGTATCAAGTATTTCATGTCACGTTCTATCGTGTACTCGAATGCGTCCAGACTGTCAATGTCAGTGCTTCCATCGTCCAGACGCTCATCTTTATCTTTGACATCCTTGTTCCACACAGCATCTGAAAATGCTGTTTCCAATGACTCACAATCATCTGTAATAAAAAACCGCCCGGCTCCCATGAGTCTGACGGTACATCTGATTCTGTCTATAATTGTCTTTTTCTTTGCCGGTCGGACCGATATCCACGGGAAGCTTCGCTCCACTGCATTTCGGATGGAGTTTCCAAGAACTGTTTCTGCATTGTCCCAGAACACGGATTCGACATTGCAGTATTCGACATAATCTCCATGATTCACACATACTGCATACTGATCAATCACTTCCTGGATAAATTCACAGAACAGCTGATCCAGCTTGTTACTATCAATCTCTTCTGCTTCATCCTTTGCCGTGATGCGCCGACTCTTAAGCACTATCACTTCCCGGTAATCATCCGTGTATCCTCTGGCAACAAAGGAGTGACCAGATTGATTTCCGCCGAAGTCAATTCCGAGCTCAATAGATGTGATATCCTCTTTCCGGAACTGCTTGCGCTCCGGATCCGGAAGAAGATCTTCCACAATATTACATCGGAACTCTTCCGGATTGTCTGCAAACCGTTTATATATTGCCCCCTCCGCTCTCTTCCATAGTCCGAGAATCAGACGATCATAATAGATCGTCCCTTCGTATTCCTTACAGAGCTGTTCCACAAACTCAGCTGGAAGGAATGGATTGTCGAAGATCATGTATGTCTGCAGGTATATATCCAGCCTTACATCATCAATGAACTCTTTCAGCCAGTGTGTCGGATGCTCCGGGTTGCACGAACCATCGAAGCAACTATAGGGCTTATCGAGACGGGATTTCAACATCTGGAACACTTCTTTGTTCCATTTTGCAATCTCATCGCCGTAACAGTACTTGATGGATGCACCCTGAATCTTTGCTACCTGGCTGACCTTCTCGGCTCCAAGGCAATACACCTCTTCGCCACATATGATTGCCACATTCCGGTTGTTGATGGTCCCGATCAGCTTACTTGTGTAAATCTCACGCATTGGCTGCAGCACATTTCGTTCAATTGATTCCTTAGACACACCAAGAATAACATTCAGCCCAGGCTTCCCTGCTCTCTCCCGGATTCTGAACGGAATCACAAAAGCTGTATCCACAAAAGACTTCCCGGAACGTACCGCTCCGGATTTGATATTCCATCTATGAGTTGCGTTCACAATATATTCATTCTGTTTCTTGCTTAATTGCATTGTTCCGCACCTCTTTCAGTATGCTATCAAGTCTGTCTATTGCATCATGATTCTCATTTTCTCCTGTAATTGCTTCTTTTCTGGCTTTTATCTGATTAATTCTCGCTTTCTGCTCTTCTGTCGCAAGATCCCAGTTCTTATGCAGCAGATCTTCATACCGGTTAATCATGCCCTCAAGAGTCTTCTGAGCTCTTGCCTGAGCTGCCAGAAAGTTCGCCTGCTTATCCCAGGCTTGCTGCACTTCCCATTTTTCAGAGAATGTATCTCCGGAACTCTCTGCAATCTTTGTTGTTGTAACATCTTCTTGATCACGGACATACATGATCTTCTGTGCCCGGATAATAGCAGCATAAGCAATCTGTATCTGATCCCATAGGACGTCCAGCGGATTCTTCGGCATCTCCCGAATAATGGATAATGTTTCCTCCGGAAGGTGCTTGGAAAAGAACCCGAACTTCTCAGCATGTTTATTTCCTGGTGGACCAGTTGCATTCTTGTTCCCTGGCTGTCCTCCCCGTTTTCTTTTTACGGGTACAACAGAGGGTGCACCCTCAACCTTAGAAGGTGCACCCCGTTCTTTCTTGAGCTTTGACCAGCCGTAACGCTTGATCCAGCTCTTTATTGTATTCAAACTGGTGTCATACTTCTCAGACAATTTCTTCGGAGAGACACCTGATAAGTAATCATTTTTAATTTGTTCTTTTACATCTGACACGTCACCACCTCTCTCTTTCCTGTTTTATTGCATCAGAAAAGCACCCTGTTAAGAGTGCTTAAAATTCCATCTTCACATTAATATCCTAGATTTTAAAATCTTCATTCAGATCTAGTTCGTCTACAATCTTATTATTTTCTTTAATCATTTCATCACGCATTTTATCATAATCATTTATTTTGAGCTTAAACCAAAGTTCTGGACTGTTTACAATATTAGTCACATCAAACTTAATTTGCGTAACAAGCAACGAATAGAAAGATAGTATCCTATACATGTTAACATTATTCTTCTGATTTTTATAATTTTCACTCTGCATGACAGAAGCAATTTTTATTGCATCTTTCGACCCATACGCACAAACAGTGTTCATAATTTTTCTAAAGTCATCTAAAACTTCCTCAGATTCGGGCTTCTTTATCATTTTATCCATTAAGATCAATATAGCATATGGCATTTCTGACATTTTCTGAATATGTAACGTCGTCTTTTCTTTCTTTAATTCATTTTTCAAATTTTTACTCATATTCTTATTCGTTAAAATAAATCCGATTATAGAAACTATGGACGTAAAAACAGCTGTTATTATTGCACCTTTCAAATCATCACTCATTCTTCCAAATATTTCAATTGCATCCTGCGTCCTCGCTTCCTCCCATACACAAATTCTACTCTCATAATATCTCAAAATGTGACATTATGCAACAGAAGGAACGGCCTGTTGCCAAGCCGTTCCTTCTAGGTTTTATGTATTTTGAGGAAATTGAAAAATTGGAAATCGTCTTTCCGTTCGTCTTTCGACGATATCATAATATCACATGTACTACTGAACTTCTATGAACTCTTTTTCCGGAAGCTCCAAATGTGCCAATGCTTTTCCATGAAGCTTCAACACCCATCTTTCAGAATAGTGCATCTGTTCTGCAATCTCGTACCACTCCATACCCTTGATATACCGATAGAACAATACATCGTCCTCATTTCTGGACTTGAGTCTCTTAATTCTCCTTGCAATGTCCTGATACGTCATGATCCTCAGTCCACGTTCTCTCTTGAGTTCATCAATCAATCCCTGGATACGTGCCACCTCTCCGGACAGATCTCCCTGCCCTCCGGATCCATGAGTCATGCCGTCATAATTAATCGCCTTCGCGGACATCATCATTTCACGTAGCTCCTTGATTTCTTCCGAGATCCGGTTGACCCTTCTCACATGATCCTTATAGCTCCGGAGATATTCCTTCTTCTGTTCGTTCTCTGTTTTCACTTCCTGCTCCATGTCCTATCTCCTCCCCCCCCTGTATCAATCTTGTTCCTTTTCGCCTTCTGCCTTGCCAAATATCCCAATATGCTGTAGCATGCCGGTGTCCGGAAGCGTCTGCTTGCTTCTTCCGTTGGTGGCTTTTCTGCCATCTGGTCACGGTCTGATATGGCATCAAGGCGCTGGCAATTACTGTCGCTCATCGTCATCAACCCCTTCGTCGTTTTGTCTGTTCTCTTACCTCCACACTTTTCTGTAGCATTCTCGATGAAAAAATATTTCAGTTTTTCTCTTTGTCTTCACATACTCAACACCTTTAAGATCTTCGTCCTCCCGGATGACTTCATTACATCCGGGACAAATAACCGGTGTCTTATGGTTCTCAACCCATTTTTCTATAATGCTTTTTTTCTTTGCCTCGCTTAAGTGCATCACTTCACACCTCCTGTCGTATCTTCCGGATCCTTGCTTTCAGACTCTCCATGACCCAGTTCTGCACATCGTCCTTCTTCTCCAGAGCCAGCATAACGTCCTCGTCTCTCGTCCCGCTGCTCACCAGATGATGGATAATTACTTTTTCCTCCTGCCCCTGCCTGTGCAATCGTTTATTCGCCTGGGTGTATAGTTCATAGTTCCATGTCAGCCCGAACCAGATCACATGGTTCCCGCCCTGCTGCAGGTTCAATCCATAGGCACTGCTTGCCGGGTGTGTCAGCAGCACATCGACCTCATGACGGTTCCACGCATCCTCGTCTTCTGTCGTGCGCAGCTCTCTCACCCGGAGTTTTAATTTTTCCAATGCCTTCATGATCCGTATCCTGTCATGCTGGAAATTATAAAATACCAGGACTGATTTTCCCTGCAGGCTCTCGATCAGCTCCAGAAAAGCCTCGATCTTACAGCTGTGGATTTCATGTACCTCGTGGTCCTCATCGTAGATTGCACCATTCGACAGCTGTAACAATTTATTACTCAAAGCGGCTGCACTGGTCACACTGATCTCATCCTCGTCTTCCGGAAGTGCCAGGACCATTTTCCGTTCCAGATCTTTATAGGCTTTCTCTGCTTTCGTGTCCAAAGTCACCGGCACCTGATGATAAATGATATCCGGAAGCTGTAAATAATCCTCAGCTTTCATGCTGATACAGATGTCCGATATCTTAGACAGAATACTTTCTTCGGTCCCCGGTTTTGCTTTGTAGTTATACACGATATTCTGTCCCCGGTCTCCCGGGTCGAAATATCGTTCCCGGAACTGTGTATATCGTTTTCCAAGCCTTTCGCCACCGTCCAGTAAGAATATCTGGCTCCAAAGGTCTTCCAGTCCGTTCGGTGATGGTGTACCGGTCAGCTCCACCATGCGGTCGATGTGGCTCCCCATGCTTGCCAATGCTTTGAACCGTTTCGCCTTATGGCTCTTGAACGATGAGGACTCGTCCACAATCACCATATCAAACGGCCATGACTGCTTGTAATAATCCACCAGCCAGCATACATTTTCCCGGTTGATGATATAAATATCTGCCGGTGTATTTAACGCCCGGATCCTTTTTGCCTGGCTCCCAAGTACCTGTGATACCCGAAGCATTTTGGTGTGCTCCCATTTATCCTTTTCCTTCGTCCAGGTTCCCTCTGCTACTTTCTTCGGTGCGATCACCAAGACCTTTCTGACCTGAAAGCGGTTATATTTTAATTCCTTGACTGCTGTCAGCGTCGTGATTGTTTTTCCAAGTCCCATGTCCAGGAACAGGCCGATCTTATGTATCTCAATGATTTTCTGAATGCAGTGCGCTTGGTATGCATGTGGTCTAAATTCCATTTCGCATCTCCTCCAAAAATCTCTTCACGTCTTCCAGACCATACAGGACCCGGACGTCTTGTCCTAAATCCTTAAGCTTCTTGATCTGTACGTTCTGCAGACTGGATAATCTTCCGGTCTCCGTTTTCAGTTCGATGAATTTAGGCACGCTTCCCGGAAGTACCACGATCCGGTCCGGCACCCCATCATTTCCAGGGCTCACGAACTTATACGCCCTGCCTCCCAGTTTCCGTACACCGTCCACCAGTTTCTTTTCAATTTCCCGTTCCGCCATGCCCTACACCTCCAAGTACCAGAACCAGTTTTCTGACGTCTTACCATCTATCGTTTGATGAAATGTTTTCACGCCCAACTTTTTTCTGGCAGATTTTAATTCTTTTCTGGTAAATCCATTCTTCAATGCTCTTATTCTAACATCATCACAAAGTATAGTTCCTTCTGTCCGTAACAATTTTTCCAACCATTTTTCGCAATCCATCTTTGCCTCCTGAGTTACTGTTCCTCACGTACACATGTATATGTACCCCTGTATTATGTACGTTATGTACGCCATATATATTTTTTATTATTTATTTCTACTCTCATATATAAAATATGGCAACATTGGCAACATAATATAGAAAAGCCTTTATTTTCAGTGGTTTCCCCGTTTCCAAATCCGTTGCACTTTTAAATTTTCTTTTTCAACATTGGCAACATGCTTATTTTTCGTCCGTTGCCATGTTGCCATTAAGTTGCCGTTATTTTTCTACTATGTCAACACTTGTGGTAACGCGTTCAAACCCTTTTTGGATTCCATGAGGGCCATATCTCCGCTTTGACCGATTCGGTTTCCATCCTTTCAGACTGGATAAAATCTGATTGATTTCCCGGCTGTCCGTCCGCTTCATATACCTTGCGTCACCACCGAAGCATTCTGTCCATATTTCCAACGCACAAACCTTACTCCTGTCCACCAGCTGTGTATTTTCACCTAATCTGAGGTTCCCATTCCAATACAGGCGTCTCTGGAACAGGTCAAAAGAATCCCAGTTCGATGGTATCTTGCGCTCCAGGAATTCACGGATAATCCCTTCCTTCCCGGAAGACTCCCTGTGGCTCTCCTGCATCTCTACAGCCATTTCTTCCTCTTCTCTAGACATATATAATGGCTCTCCCATTTTCCAGTGCATGTAGGCCTCTGCCCATATCTGGTCCACTTCCTGCGGCAGTTCGTTCCACACGGATTTCTTTGCCTGGTGCACCCCGACATCCACCGGCCAGAACCGGCGGTTTCCAGTCATATCTTTCAAAAACTCTTCCTCATTGCTCGTGCCGAAGAACACACACCGTCTAGGATATTTATTCGTTCTGCGCCCGTAAGCAGCGCGGTAGATGTCGTCCGTCTTACTTAAGAACTGCTTGACCGCATTTGTCTCTTGCTTGGTCATGGCCGTCAGTTCCCCGACCTCATTGATCCACGTTCCCTGTATCAGCTCCGCGGCTTCCTTACCTTCGAAACTGGTCAAGGAATCCGAGAACCATTCCTTTCCAAGAATACTTAAGAATGTACTCTTTCCAATTCCCTGCGGTCCTGTAAAGATTGGCATGTAATCATATTTCACTGCACCGACTATGGCTCTTGCGACTGCAGCACACAAGGATTTCCTCATGACTGCATGCGTATAAATGTTATCTTCTGCGCCCAGATAATCCGAAAGCAAAGTGTCGATGCGCTTTTTTCCGTCCCAGATCAGTCCTTTTAAATACTCTTTTACATCATTGATCTTGTTCTGGCTGCTCACGATCAGAAGGGCGCTGTCCAGCTTGTCCCTTCCGGTAATCCCATAGAACAGCTCCATGTAGTTATAGAATCCCGCATCGTCTTCATCTTTCCATCTGCGCTTTCCTTCCTCTTTGCTCCACGGCACTTTGCCGAGGATAAGTCCACAGTTGGCAAATTCATCCGTCACGATCTTCCCTTTTAACAGCGGGTCATTTTCCAGTACCAGTACTACATTATTGATGGTCTTGGCTATTTTTCCATTCCCATCTCTTGTAAGCCGATCCAGCCACGCAAGGTCCAGTTCTTCCGGTTGTTCTACCTGTTCATAGGAATTCTGTGCCTTTTCAAATGTTTCCTTTGCGAGCAATGCGGATACCGCTTTATCGTTGCTTGCAAGCTTTGTCATGGCCATAAAGGACGGCAGTTTACTGTTCGGTGTTCCTTCTTTCGCCTCTTGGTCCAGGTCTCCAAATTTGTGCAGCCGGATCAGATCAAACGCATTGACCAGTAACCCGGAGCATGGGTCTGTTGCATGGTGGCTGTATAAGAATATGTCGCCGTCATAAACGATAGCACCGCCAATGGTAGAACCGCCTGTGTAAGTGTATCTGCCCTCCATGACCGTAGGCTCATACATTCCCGGAATGAACTTCTCCATTGCCTGAGTGATGCTGTAGGTCCTGCAGAATGCTCCGATGATTCCCTTCTTTTCTGTCGGGTCTTCCTGCTTTGCAAGTCTGCGTCTTTCCACAGCATCTGTTCCCGGTACCTGTGGCCATTGTGAGATATCCGTCCAGTCTCCATACATCCCAAGGAGCCCTTCCAGACTGCAGAACGGACGGTCATATACCTCACAGACATACTCACTGTCTCTGCAGCAGCTCGGCCAGTACATCAGTCTTGCCACGTCAAATGTCGTCGGATCACAGAATTCGATTCCGATCAGGGACGCAAGCTTTCTTGCTGCAGGCTCATATTCATCTGCAGTTGCTGTTCTGTCTAAAGGTACAATAACTCTTAACCTCGGCTTGTACCCACAATGCTTTCTGGTACTGTAAATGGCTGCATTACAGCCTAACCCTGCCACGCGCTTCAGGATATCCTCGGTCCTTCCTGCCGGAATATTGTCCAGGTCCAGTGTCAGAAGGTCTCTTCCTTCTACATAAGCTGCCTTTCTTATATCTCCGGCAAATACTCCTCCTACAAAACCGCCCACGTCCTTTAGCTCGTCCTGTTTCACTTTTGCGTAGCTTAAATACTCTTCCAGCGTTTCTGTACTGCGTACCGGTGTCTTTAATTTCTCCACGAACTCTGCCCATGTAAGCTCTGTTCTCGGCCAGTGTTTAGTTTTTCGTGTTCCTGCCATACTGATCAGCAGCATTCTGTTATTTTCCACCTTCCGGCCTCCTAGTCTTTCATATAATAGTTACTTTCAAATCCTGCACCTTTTAATATCAATCCCGGTGCCCATGGTATCGGTTCCGCCATCAGATCACAGATCTCTTCGACTGTCGTATCCATCGGCGCATCGATGATGACCTCATCATGCACATGGAATACGACCTGTAATCCCTTTGCGTCAATTCTTCTTAAAGTCTCTGCCAGACAGTCCCTTGCAATCGCCTGCACAATGTTTTCCGTCATTTTTCCACCATAGGTAGAGGTCACTTCCCATTTTCTCGTCTGCTGTCCGACCGTATAGTAATGGATCGCCATCTTCCCGAACTGATTCTCTTTGAGGAACGGTCTCGGGTAATATAACTTCCGCCCGCTCGGGAGCTGAACGGTCAGAAAATTCTGCCCATATACGATATCGCTCTCAAGATTAAAAATGAGATTGTAGATTGCCTGTGGCTGAGCAGTCTGCATGGCTGCAAGAGCTGCCTCTTCGACTGCATACCACAAGTCACGGATCCGAGGGTTCGCACTTCTCCATCTTTGGACAATATCCGGAAGTTCCTCTTCTGATAATCCCATATTTAGTGCGCCCATTGCAATCAGTGCGTTAGAGCCTCCCTGGTATCCCAGTGCAAGGGTCGCTACCTTTCCTTTCTGTCTGAGAGCGTATTCGGGGTTCCCTTTTGCAATCTTTTCAATAGGTACATGGAACATCTGAGATGCAGTAGCCTCGTAGATCTTCCCGTGGGTGGCAAATACCTCATTGACCCATGTCTCTCCTGCCAGCCAGGCTATGACTCTGGCTTCAATCGCAGAAAAGTCCGCAACCACGAATTTATTTCCTTCTGATGGGATAAACGCTGTCCGAATAAGCTGTGACAATGTATCTGGCACGTTCCCGTATAAGAGCTTGATTCCGTCATAGTTCTGAGCCTTTACAAGTTTTCTTGCATAATCCAGGGACTTGATATAGTTTCTCGGAAGGTTCTGCATCTGCACCAATCGTCCCGCCCATCGTCCTGTCCGGTTCGCGCCATAATACTGTGTAAGTCCTCGCACTCTGTCATCGTTTCCTTTCGCTACGTCCATAGCCACATACTTTTTGATTGACGTCTTTCCAAGTTGCTGCCTAATTTCCAGCGCCCGTCTCACATTGTCCGGAAGATCATCAGCTAACTTTTCTGTTACAGTTGCCTTCTGCAGGTTGTCCATTTCCACCCCGTGTTTACGGATCCAGTCCAGTAACTGTGTGGAGCTATTCGGGTTATCCAGTCCTGTTATTTCTTTCGCTTCAGCCTCAAGAAGAATTGTACTTTGCTCATTGACCTGTAAAGCACCCCGGATCAGTTCTGAATCCACCTTTACCCCAAAAGCGTTCATGCGGATATCCATCTGCCATAATCTTTCTTCTTCGTCCGGTACTGGAAATGCATCCAGTCTTGCCAGAATAGCACTCTCTGTCACAACATCTTGCCGGCAGTATTCTTTGAATAACTCCCATTTTTCCGGTGCATGCTTCGGCAGGTTCCATGAGCGATTTCCATTGCTCTTCGTCGGTTTGCAAGGTACACAAAAATACCGGATCAGGGCTTTTCCAGTTGCAAGTTTTCTTTTGTCTTGCGGAAGTCCGATTGCTTTTCCAGTAGCGTCCAGTCCTGCAGTATATCCGCAATAGAGCCCGTGGATCATGGTACATCTCCACTGCGCAAGAGGTGTCTTATAACCGGCGTGATTCAGACAGTACCATTCGAATGCTGCATTATACGCATGTTTTACAATACGTGGATTTTTCAAATCCTCCGCTATTGTTTCTGGTATCGTCTCCCCCTGTGCAAGGTCTATGATCTGAACCTCTTCGTTGTCATATCTATACGCGAACAGAAGGATCTCAAAATCATCAGACTGTGCATACCGGTATAATCCAGCCTTTCCAATATCAACACTGCTTTTTGTTTCGATATCTATACTTAAGTGTCTCATCATGTTCTCCTTCTGATAGCTGAAGAGGGCAATACGCCCTCTCCCTTATTACATTGGTAAGCCCGTGATCGGATTGATTCTCTGTGCGCTGCCAGCAACAGGCTGTGATGCTCCTGTAACTGGCTGAGCGTTTGTCGCGCCTGTTCCGAATACTGCAGATGCTTTCGGCATGCTTCCTCCAAGTACCTCTCCGTCTTCCAGTTTCTGTACCGGTCCCAGTCCACAGCCGATTCCTTTCTTTCCCCCGAACATATACGGAAAAAAAGTCACATTGACACGTCCGTACATTCCGCTGTATACCTCAGACTGATTAATGATCGGGTTTCCCATTGCGTCTACGATTTCCGGCGGATAATCTGCTTTTGCTGATGCTGTAAATACCCAGTGTCCTTTACACTCTGGTCCAAATGCCATTCCATCAGATGGTCTCACTCCGTCTCCATCATAGACAGGAGTCGAAACGATCGGCGGGCAGACTCCGTTCCATTTTTCAGAAATGCCCTTCTGCTTCGCAGCTTCAATGGCTGCATCGATTCTCGCTTTGGTATCCACATCACTCTTCGGAACCAGGACCGTTACCTGATACTTTTCTTCCTGCCCCGGCTGATATGCATAAGGCTTATATAAATGTACAAATGAAAATCTTGCTCTTCCTGTTGTTACATTACATAAATTATCCATGTTAGTTTTCCTCCTTAAATGCCTGTTCGGCTGTCACTCTGTTCGTAATTGCTTCTCTCTTATCCGATTCTTTCACCAGTGTCGGCTTTCCTGGTCTCTTCTCAATAAATTCTCCGACTGCTTCCTGGAATTCTTTCTTTCCGACCATTTTTTCCACCTGTGCAAGAGTCAGCGGTTTCTTTTCATACAGCATCTCTTCCGGGGATACTCCTGTGCTGATCAGCTTCTCAAACGCGTCGTCCATGTTCGTCCAGTCTCTTGTGCTTCTTCCCTCTACTGCCTTCCATCCGGGAACTTCTTTTCCTGCAAGACATTCACTTAACGCCCACTCCTGCAGATCTTTCTGATACTTAACGACGTCCTGTAATTCCAAAAGTCTTTTTCCTGCCTCTTCCACGCTGATCAGTGGTGGCAGTTCTCCAATATCGAAAGCCTTCTTCACGTTATAATCAGATCTCGCCCTGCACTGCGCCTTTGCACGGCAGAACCGGCACGCTTTCTCGTCCGGATGATATTCCCCTTTTCCTTCAATAGCGAGTGCTGCCTTTTCTTTGACCTTTTCACCGAAGTCCAACAGCTCCTCCCGTGTACAGGACCATTCCGATACGTGGTCGATACGCGGCTGTATGATTGTCATCTGGATATTTGTTATCGGATACAGCATCTTGTAGGTGTTATAAGCGCCCAGTGCATACAGCATCATCTGTGGATTATGTTCTGCATCTACCTGTACCCCTTTTCCGTACTTGAAGTCGAAGACGTGCACCGTATTGCCATACACCATTACACAGTCTGCAGTGCCAAATCCTTCCGGGATCCAAACACTTAAGTCTAACTTCTGCTCGATTGCAACATACGGCGCTGACGTCAGATTGAGGGCTGTGACCTTCAAGTACTCTAAGTATTCATCAGTATACCGCTCCATCTCGTCCTTCCAGAGTTCATCTTTTTTCAGCTTATTGACACTTGTCGTATATTTTCTCTTTCCAAAATCTGTAGTATAAAAATAATGCCGTACCTTTAACTCTGCCAGTTCATGCGCCAGCGTACCTTCTCTTGCTGCTTCCGAAGTAGAGTCCGAAAACTGTTCTTCCAGCTTTGCGCTTGGCGTGCACACCAGCCAACGGTGTGCACCTGACGCGCTTAAAAGCGCATGTGCTCTCCCTGCATGTCCCATTAGATATTTGCCCCCATTCCTCTAAGTGCTGTTGCAAAGTTCCCGTACATTTCTCTCGGGAGTGCCGGAAGCGCCTCCACGCCATAACTTGCAAGAAGTTCCTGCAGCTGATTCTGCATTCCTTTATCCATCAGCGTCATGGCTGCATTTGCCAACTCGTCCAGCGAATATGTACGCTCCGTTGTCGGCACTGTAGACATTGCCGGCTGTGCCGGTGTGACCGGAACTGTCTGCTCTGCGGGAGTTGTCTGTACGAGTGTGGCTGGCGCCGGCTGCGCAACTGGTGTGACCGGTGCTGACTGTACGGGCGTAATCGGCGTCACAGGTGCTACTGGCGTAACAGGTATGCTCTGTGTTTGTGCGGGTACCTCTTTTTCTCCCAGGCTGACTGGGACTTTCTCAGTACCAAGAAATTTTTCTGCGAACTCCTTCATATCCTCAAAACTATCAAATGTAACTGTAATCTGTGCCATTATGCATTACCTCCTAATTTTTCAAGCCCTGCCCGGGCGATATTTATGAATTCTTCCTCTGTGAGGCTGATTCCCTTTGTCATCTTGGTATGGTCATCGGACCACCCTCTGATATCAAGCTTTACTGGATTCCCATACCAACTGATCAGATTCAACTCCTTGTGATAGACATCTGATTCACTCTCTTTTTCTAATGTCAGGATATTCTCCTGGATTTCATAATTAGTTGCCATCATTGTTCTCTTCTCATTTTTTCAGCATCTTATTCTTCGGATTTCTCAACCGTCATTCCTATCTTCTCAAGCGCATCCAGTACAGTTGTTACAAGCTCACAAAGAGCAAGATCTTCTTGTTTGAATGGTTTTTCCCCATTTAAATGTTTCTCAATTCTAAATGCTATGTCAGCAGAAAAGTTAACAAATTCTACTTCTCTCTCAGGCGATATATCTTCAGGTAACACATCGGCCATTGCAAGACCAATATATGCTCTGATATCCGCCACTGTAATTTCATATTTCTTCTCATCTGTCATTTGACTTATTTCTCCTATTTTCTTATAATGTAATTGACTTATTTTTCTTGAGCGCTTTAAGCTTGCCGGCTTATATGAGCGCTCATTTTTATTTTGCCAGTTCGAACAACTGCTTGATCTGCCCGACTGTCAGTACGGTATCCGATTGCAGTCCTACCACTATCCAGTCTCTAATTCTCATGGGCCTGTCCTCCTTTCCATCTTCTGTCCACCTCTTCCGGTGGTATTCCTAAATACGCTGCCAGCTGATACTTATTGATTTCATAAGAATTTTGTGTGTTGCCGGCTTCCTTGGCTGTAACTATAGTCCCAAACGTCCAGATACCTCGCTTAATTCGTTCACGGACCTTTTGAGGTCCACAGCCTATGACTCTGGCTGCTTGGCTGGAATTTAATATATCCTGCATCTACTCACCTCCCTGTTTCTTCTTACCAATGTGAATTGCACAATCCTTTATTTCAAATACTGTTGTTATTGGCACACCCCCTACATACTGTAAAGTCTGCCCCACCGGCTCTCTCATACATTTTCCGCATACCGGACAATAATTTGCTTCCTCTGCGAGTTCTGTAAAACACGCTGGACATAATCGTTGCATTCTACTCACCTCTCTTCTATTGCATCTTTCCTCAATCTCTCCTATACTTTAGATACAGGCACTGCCATGCCGAGTAATTATGAAAGGAGAATTTGATATGACTCATTTTTTGACTGCTCAAGTTTGCGCAAATGGGCATATGATTACACCGTCTGTAGAATTGAATCCTGAATTAAAACAAGATTATTGTTCAAAATGTGGTGCAAAAACTATTACCAATTGTCCTCATTGCAATGCTCCAATACGCGGTGAATTATACGACGATGATATCGCTATCATTGGTCCTCAACCCGTCGTAGATTCCTACTGTACTAACTGTGGAAATCCATATCCGTGGACTGAATCCGCTTTAGAAAGTACCGCTTTGCTTATACAAGAAGAGGAAGAATTATCAGAACAGTTAAAAGCCTCTCTTGTTGAATCTCTTCCAGACATTATCACCGAAACCCCACGGACTAATCTTGCCGTTGTTCGAGTAAAAAAATGTCTTGCAAGTGCTGGTAAATTCACTGCTGATGCAGTCCGTCAATTTGCTATCGATTTTGGTTGCGAACTTGTCAAAAAATCACTTGGACTTTAATAATCTATACAGTCCATATCCTGGGCAACTCTCTTCACCACACGAGTAGTTGTCCTTTTTTAGTACCCAACATTTACACCTCTCTTGAAGTTTCGCCCCACATATCGCACAGAAATTATCTTCTTGTACATCATTTGAACATTTCGGGCACTTCATTTTCTTCATCACCTCGCTTTATTCTTTTAAAAAATACTCAATGCTCACCCCGAAGTAATTCGCAAGCTTCTGTAGCTTATCGACCTTAGGATTGCTTCGTCCTCTTTTCCAATCTGATAAAACAGATTGAGGAATTCCGGTTTCTTTTGATACTGTGTAAGCTGTTTTGTTATTTTTAACTAATAACTCAGCAAATTTTTCGTACAAAATCACACCTCCTTATCTTGCTAGTACTATTGCAGATACTACGGAATTGTGATATACTCAGTTTGTCAGACGAAGTATTAACAATTCCGTAGTATGCAAAGGTTTTTATCGAATTTCCTTTGCATATCCATACTATACTATGCATTTCCGATAATGTCAATGTATATTTTCGGTTTTTCTTAGTATTGTCTGCGGTTTTATGAAAGGTAGACAAATTATGTATGAGATTTTTGAACAATTATTACAAAAATATGGTTTATCAGCTTATAAAGTTTCAAAAGAGACTGGCATTACCCAGTCCACATTAAGCGATTGGAAGCGCGGTCGAAGCACTCCCAAAACCGAGAATATGAAAAAAATTGCTGATTACTTTGGCGTAACTGTAGATTATTTAATGACAGGAAAAGACAACTTAAAGGAAAAAGCGCCAGAATTGACAGCAAAAGACGAGCGCGACATTGCAAAAGACATGGAAAATATCCGCACAAAATTATTAAACGGCTCAGACGGTCCTCTCTCTTATGATGGAGAACCAATCCCAAAAGAAGATGCCGAATTACTTCTCGGACAAATCGAGCTGATGATGCGCCGACTGAAACCTATTAACAAGGAAAAATACAATCCGAATAAAAACAAGAAGTAGGTGTTAGGATTTGAAAGCACATGATGTTAAGCGATTAGTCGCTTACTACGTCAAAAAATACAATACAAGAAATCCTTTCGAACTAGCCAGTTATCTTGGTGTTGAAGTGCAAACAGGACAGCTAGGAGAAAGTTCCGGGTTCTACATGTTCCTTAAGAATCACAAGTGTGTCTTTTTGAATGAAGACTTAGAAGAACACGAGCGCACTCTTGTCATGGCTCACGAACTAGCTCATTCAATCATGCATCGAAAAGAGAACTGTTACTTCATAAGAAATAGAACGCTTATGCTGACTTCTAAGATTGAAATAGAAGCCAATACGTTCGCAGCGGAGCTATTGATACCAGACGAAATAATTATGGGGAATCCCGGATTAACCAAAGCTCAGATTGCATGCTTGGCTGGTTATGATGAAAGGATTATGGAATTTAAGAAATAAACGCTTTTGCGTTTATATAAAAACTTATTTAAACTTACTTATTTTCACTCTACTAAAGAAGGAGAAAGAT